ATTTCTTAAATTCTTGTCGAATTTTTGAAGCAGTCATTCCGCTTGTATCTCCAAGCAATAACTCTTTAATGTCATTGTTTTTATACAAAGCAGTTGTGATTTCTTCTTTATACTTTCCACGTTCAGCAGTAGTAACCATTCTCATCGTAACCACCACCTTATATAAACGCCTTGATTGTTATTGTTTGGCTAACAGTTTCATAACCATCTGCTGATAACGATAAAACGAAGGATTTATTGACAAGTTTCTTATTGTCAACCGAAATGGATATAGTATTTGCATACCTATCTATATTCAAATTATCAAGGAAATCACTTGTAATAGTCCATTCTGGTGATACCTCAACTTCGTTACCATCAATGTCATAAAACTTTGCCATAAACAATGTAGGCTCTAATTGATTATATATGTCATATGATTCAGCAATAATTTCAGCAGTCAAATTTGCTTTCGATAGTGGAGTAGTTCCGCTCTTGCACAACCAATATCCATTACCGTTAATAACATAGTAACCATCATCTGTATGTTGTTCATCCTGTGTAGCCATAAACTCATAGTGACCACTTCCTTGATAATCAAACAGCACCGAATCAGATCGTGTTACTGTATATGTAATCACCGGCTTGCTTGTATCTGCCACAACATTACCATTAAAACTTTTCTCATATAATGAACACCTTTTATCAATGATGAATCTATATCCTTTGTTTATCATTAAACTTTCATCATCATCAGGCATTGCAATAAGCAACTGGTCGCTATTGATATAATAGTGTTTTGTTGATGTTTCGCCGTTATTATACTGTGCCGCAGAATTTGCACTAACCCATCTTTGTACGACATCATTCTTGTCATTAAGCCATGTTAATAAATAATTGCATAAAACGCCAATGGCTTTTTCGTACATCATGTTGTCATCTACAAGTCCGACAATTAACCAATATTTATCCTTATACTTAATATACATACCAGCTTTACAAGTTCCAATTGGCAGCAGGAATTGTCTTGTAGTGGTTTGTAATTTAGTGCTTGAAATATTATTTTGGACAACCGTCTTAAGAATCGTACATTCTGACAAATCAAAATTGCATAATTCAACATTGACCGCCACATCTGAATCAAGTATTTCAGAAAAACCTTCTGTTGCAAAATTGTTTAATGCTTCACTTTCGTAACCGCTTAATTGGTCATACGGTGATTTCATTAAATACCATTCTGTTGCCATATATACACCGCCTTATACATAAGCGGTAGGCTTTTGGTTATCTACCATTTCGTTAGATTTTCTTTCGTCATATTCCAGTTCATTTCTTGCGGCAGTCTTATCATGACCGCCACCATTGATGGAAATATCTTTTCCAACGATTGATACACGTTTGTTGACTTTCGATACTTCTCGTTCTTGATAACTCTGTTTCATAAAAGCTGCTAATGTATCTATGACATACCTATCTAATTTACTGTCAAACACATCGTTCTCTTCATCAAAAGTTAAAACATCAAGCTCAACAGAATATCTACCGATGGCTTTCAATAACCAAATTTTTTCTACTGCTTCTGGGATAACGCATTTGTCTTGAAATGATGCTTCAAAACTGTCATACACTACCCTTGCAGTTGTTGGTGCATCGGACATGATTATCCCACCTCCATTTTAATTTCCTGAATACTCAATGGAATATCCAGTGTTTTTCTCTGCGAACCTTATTTTGAGATAATCGTTAATTTTCAGTTTCTTAATTGCTTGAATAACAGCATACTTCTCGGCTCTTGTAATAAATGTTTCAGAAAATCTCTGTTCAAATGCTTGCTGTGATTTAATAGCAAAAACGTCTTTTACAAGACTTTCACTAAATACCAACTGTTTTCTTTGAGTTTCCGGATCATCAAAATCCAATTCTTTTCTGGTTGCAGCATCGTCAATAAACAATGTTGCGTGACTGCCTATGCCGTCTATTCCACTAAACAGGGAATTGTTAGATTGTACTTGTGAAATAATTTCGTTTCGGGTAAGTCTTACTTGACCGTTTGGTGCAACGATTACATCGCCATTACCATCTGTTCTTCTTGAAAATCCAACATTCCAATTAGCAATATTTTTTACAGTAACCTTTTCGTCAAGGTTTAATTCTTTTTCAACTATCGTTCTTGTAGCCATATTTTTCCTTTCTCAACTATTACCTTGTTATCAACTAAAATTTATGTTTATTCTCGTTATATGATTGGATTAACTTATCTAACCTATCAGATTTAGCAAAAACCCAATATCTATTACCACTTGTAGTGCTAATTTTTGAATCATAACATTTCTCGCTAAATGCACTCAAATAATGAAATAATCTCCAAGAATAGCAATAAAATTTTTCTTTATTATCCATAGGTAGATTTCTCCTGTAAAATTAATATATAAATGCTGCACCACGCTTGTGATGCAGCACATTTTAACTGCCACTAATAATTAAGACAAACCACCGATTGTAGTATCAAAAATAGCACCGATTTTGTACTCTTGACCTTTGGCAACATCAGCAGCAACTTCAAGGTCAAATCTGGTTACAAGTTTACCTGTCTTAACATCAGTTCCGGTCATAGAAGTAAGACCACCACGAGTCCAAGTAGCAATCGGAGATTTTGCACCAGTCGGAATTACAAAGGCAAGACCAGCAGGAAGCATTGTCTTGAAGTTTGCAGTTGTGTTTGTGCCATCAGACCAAGAACCAGTAGGATCGTTCAGATCATATGGATTCTCCATTTCAGCCAGAATTGCACCATTATACATTGCCGGAACACCGTTGGCAGCGATTTCATCAAGCACCTTCTGAGAAACACCAGTAATAGTTGTGGAATTGATAGTACCAACATAGCCAGCCCAAGGTGTAAACTGAGAAATAATAGCATAATCACCTATTACTGTTGGACGACCAAATCTGCGAATTGCAGTCAAAATACCGTCAACGCCTGTCTTTTGGAGAGAATTACCTTCGTAAACATACTTCACACCATTTGCGTTTTTGATAGCATTGTAAACTTTCTTGACGATAGCCTTTTTAGCATTGTTGAGAATATCAGTTTTAACCTCTGCAATACCTTCATTCTCCAAAGACATATCACCAAGAGATACTCTACGATAATCAACAGCATAACCACCGGAAACAGTAAATGTAGGAACTTGGTATCTCTCAACTGTTGTTACGGGGAATGTAACATCACCATTGTTAGCTTGCTGACGAGAACGCTCACCACTATGAGTGCGAATTTCACGCTCAACTGTTTCATCAAAACCAACATTCTGATATGTACCGAAAATACCAAGCAACTTTATTTCCTGCATAACAGGATTCTCAATAGTAAATCTTCTAATTGTATTAAGTTCAGATACTGCGTTAAAATCGCCATTCATTGCACGAGTACCAAGACCTTTGATGTAGTCAACAGCTTTATCTGCTTTAGCACCAAACTTATCCAGAGATTCACCGTTAACCATAGCAGAGAATACCTCTACGATAGGAGAAGTTTTTGTAATTGTATGACCGCCAAACGAAGCGGCTGTGTCTTTACGAATGTTATTGATTTCTACAATATTCATAAATTAAATACCATCCTTTCAATTTATTCATTATTCTGTTGCATCTACAACGATAACTTTGGCTTTTACTGCCTTCTGTGTCAGAGTACACTTGTCAGTAACCTTAAAATAAACACCAGAAGCAGGTGCAGAGTTGATTACTTCCAACTTACCCGTAGAAGAATTTACACCGAGCAGAGTTGTGCCAACAACAATGTCTGCATAACTCTTGTTTGAAGCATACGCAATGTGCTTTTCGTCAATAACGAGTTTTTGACCTTCCCAAGCCTTTACAAGAAAACCGTTGAGATACTCGCCAGCAGCGAAAGTATTATTGTCAACATATGCCTTATCACCTGTAACTGTGTTGGAAATCAGATACAAGTCACCATCATCTGTAATAAAACTATAATTAGCAACAGCAGTCTGTGATTTCAGAACAGGATTGTTCTTCGCAACATCTGCCATGCCCACTGTTTCTACCTTAATCATAAAATTTACCTACCTTTCTTTAATTAAAAAATATTGGTATCTTCAACTTTTGTGCTAATAATCTCACCAAAAATATCTTCAACATCAACTTTAGCAGCGTTATTTTCGGCAACAGCTTTTGCCTCTGCTTTTGCCGTCTTACCAATGCCTTCCCAAATCTTATTGACAACGGTATTGATTTCATAAGACATAGGATCAGCCTTAAATGCTTCAATCTCAACCTTGGCATATTCTTTCTCTTTATCAGAGAAACCAGCGATAGCAGATTGGAGCTCTCCAATTCTTTCCTTTGCTTTAGCTTCGCCTAAAGCATTTTCAAGTGCCTTTGCCTCTTCACAAAGTTCATTGTATTTCTTATTAAGAGAGTCAAATTCTGCTTGCACAGCGTCCAAAGCCTGTTGCAGTTGCTCTTTACTTGCAACAATTTCATTCTTCTCAGCAGTGATTTTCTCAATTTCAGCCTGACATTCCTCTTTGCATTTATTGATTTCAGCTTCATGATTTGTAAAATCACTAATAGACTGAGAAACCAGTTCTTTAATTTCTGCTTCTGTCATAATAGTAGAATCCTCCTTATTTTCGTTAATTTCAATCAATTTGGCATTTTCATCCGCAGGTGCTACTCCCAACAGGGCAAAACCGGAATGATTAAATTCCATTGGTATTCTGCCTTTGTCTTTGTAACCGTATTTATACACAATGGCATTGTTATCATCTGTCCTCATAATTTCTATGCTGCCACTTGGATAGATACCGTTTTCGGAATCTTCTTCCAATTTTTTTACGAAATTATGATAACATTGTGCGTCTATTTCACCTTCACCGATACAAGCGGTTATGGTTCCTGCATCGGTCTCTATTTCATCTATATAGCCATGAGTAAATGTTCCAATAACTACTGCGTCCTCATAAACAGGCTCACCATCATCTATACCAGTATCTCCATGTCCTAAAATTTCAGTTCTTTCCTCGTTGATAAATTCACAACGTAAACTCATACCTTCGATACTTGGTAATGCTTTTTCACAATATTCTCTAATCCATGTAATGCCATTCTTCTGATATTCAGTGCCAACTTGATTTGCTTCATCCACACAGGAATCTGGATGGATTCTGTACAAAATTGCTTTAAAGTGCCTTCTACCATTTTTATTATCTTTGTTCGACAGTTCAAACACTTTCATACTTATCACTTCCTTTCGTGTGTGTTTTTATATAAAAAGAGAACCGCACCTATTGGAACAGTTCTCTAATTAACTATGATTATTTGTCAGATGGAGACGGTACGGCATTTCCGCCACTATCTCTTGATTTTACAGTATTGTCTGACGGGTTATCTGTTGTTGGGCGACCACTTTTACTGGACAATACATAACTTGTCATATGCACAGGGTATTTATTCTCAATATCATCTTCTAATTCTTGATCTAATAATGCAAAGAATACTTCTGGTGATATGCCACAAGCAGCAGCCCATAATGATAAGCTACCTTTGCCTTGTGTGTATAAGTCTTTTGCATATGAAACCATTTCTTTCTTGTTTATGTGAGTAATAGGTAAATATTTACACTCAACACGATTTTTATTATCTTGGATAATATTATGATTGATACATTTATTGAGTTCATTAGCTATTTGCTCAATCCATTGGAATAATCGAGAAGTCAAAAGTTTGAGGTTGTTCTCTTGTGATGAATAACTACCACTTGAACTTCCATTAAGCAAAGAAGCTGCTATACCCATACCAAGAGCAATTTTATCTCCGATTTTATTTTCATATTTCTCATCAAATATATCAGTATTTGCAGGATCAAGTGTATCTAATTTTGTTCCAGCCGCAACAGATACAAAACTTGTCCCATTACGATTATTCTTATTCAAAACAGCACCTTTCACAGCTTCGTGTTGATCTGATTGTTGCTGTTTCGTCAATGCAGATGTACCCTTATCCCTTCCTTCCGGAAAAGTTTGTACAACAATTTTGTGGTTGATATCATTCAGCACGTTACGTTTAGTGTCTGTAAAATAATCGTTATACAGAATATCCTTGATTGCCGACAATACCAAAGGTCTCCCATATTGCTCAGACCTTTTAGACCGTATCTTATGCACAATAGTCTTTGTGTTGTCTAAAATAATCCAGTTGCCATTGTCATTCGGATTTTCTTGTTTTTTTCTTCTGCTATATGCCTCACGAATTTCTTTCGGATATTTACGCAGTTTATTTTCTGTTGATTCACCAGTTACCCTATCAAAATAATCCAAATTAAACGCAATGACATACGATGAATTTTTTATGCCAACAATCTTTGTATAAGCTACCGGCAGATCAATTATACTCGCATTGACATCTAAATCATTGATTTCTGCAAGACTGCAAACATCATAATCAGTCATAGTTTTCTTTTTGGAATAGGGGAGTGCGGTTGTTTCAAAATAGCCAAAATAAATACCATCAATCATTCCACAAAACAAAGCATTACGAATAACTTCTTTTTCTTTTATTGTCCTCAAAGTAGATTCCATTAACGATTTATTTTTCTTTTTCTGTAATTCATCTTTTTTAGTTTTGCTTGTGCTATGCGTTATAATAACTCTATCCAACGTGGGGATAGCCGTCATATAGTCAACTGTATTAGTATATGTTCCATTTGTACCATATAGAATCAAAGAAATTTCTCTTAACGTATCGTTATTAGCAATAGGATCACGGACAAGTGCTGCTAACTGTTCCGGAGAATACAAACTAAATACGTCAAATCCAAAATAATACATAGACATTGAAGTGTCTCTGTATGAATGAAACTCATTTACAACATCTTTCTTATTTACGCTATTGTTTTCCGCAACTTTTGAATGATAATTCTGCTTTTTGCGTGAACGATAAGGTTTATTTTTTT